GGTATTTGCTACCTGATTGATGCTGGTGCGGACTAGCGCGACGATCTGATTGTCGGCTATAGCTGTTGCCTGACCGCCTGCTGCTGCAATTTCCCTGACGGTCTTGGCACGTTCACCAAACTGCAAACTGCCGATCAACCGTTTAGCAATGGCTGGCGTCGTTTCACCTGTCAGCAAGCCTTGTCGGACAACTTGGCTAAACCGCTCAGCTTGGTCCACCGCAATGCCACGAAACGCCTTGCTAACGACCTCGCCGTTAGGCAGCGTGATGGTGGCACCTTGAGCAGCCGTGAGGCTAAATGTCTGCGGTGCGCCCTGTACTGCGGCAAAGAGATCATCGCTAAGTGCCACCACATTCAGCTGTGTGGGATCAGTCGTCACCACACTCTGCGCAAACTGTGGGCTGATTTCTACCGTGTTGACGATGTTGCGTGCGCCTGCGGGTAACGCCTTACGCAGCTCTTCCGATACAAACTCCGATTGCAACTGGGCTATACCCTGCAGCTCTAGCGCCGTCAGCTCTGTCGAATCTCCAGCCCAAGTGCCCAGACTATCCTTTAGTTGCGCCAAAATGCCACGCAGCCTTGCAGCCTTGACAGGTGCAGCAAGCTCATCAATCGTTCGTAACTGATTGACTGCATCAATAATGATGTCGTTATAAGCATTGATCACACGCCGAGCAACACTATTGCTAAAGCGATTCAGGTCAATCGCATTGCGAAACAACGCCTCAGGTGTGCTCATGGCTCAATGCCAAGCTGACTGGGCTTGTACTGCGACCGGATACTAACGTTTGCGCCACGCGTCAAGGCGCCGGTAACTGTAGAAGCAAAGGCGTTGTAACCATCTTGCCCATCTTCCAAAATTACCATTTCATCTACTTCAGCAGGTTTGCCGTCTTTGTAATACGTCATCCGTACAACTGCCAAAATCTCTTCCGGCAGTTTGCCCATCGTGTAATCAAGCTCCTGCTTCCTCGGCGGTATCTGCATCTTCTGGGTCTTCGCTTCCAGCATTATCGCCCAGTCCACCAACCAATCGATCAGCCTGTTCAGCAGATTGTAAATCCAGCCCGCCATTAGAAGTTGCCTCCAGTTCCTCGTCTACATCAAAATTATCGCCAAGGACATCGCCTTCGGCTAGCTCACGCAGGAGGGTTTCTTGGCTGATGGTGCCAGCGGTGTAAAGCGATAGCAGAGCTTGGATGTCCTGCGGTTCAAGGCGTGCGCCAAGGAAGTCACGGTTGACGTAGGAGCTGCCGGCAGCGGTGGCGTTGCCGATGAACTGCGCATGAAACTGCAGGCAGTTATCAATGAGGTCCTGCACGTTCTGTGCAATCACCATCATGGTGCTGTCACCCTGGCTACGGTCAAGCCGCTTCGCTTCTGCAGTTTCGGCGCTGAGCTTCTGCCCCAAAACTGCTGATAGCCCTAGCTCGTTGATCTGCCCTGCCAGTTGCTCTAAGCGGCGGAACTGTGCTTCAAAGCTCTTGCCCTGCGGTTCGATGTACTCCGCACGACCATCAGCAGGAAATGCAATCGCCTCACCAGGACCGGCGCTTACTTCCTCTGCAGCAGACGGGAAGCCATAAAACGCCAGCATCGGCACGGCGCTGATGTGCAGTTGGTTGTCTAGGTCTGACTGGATCTGGTAGGTCTTGAGGTTTAGCTCGGCAATGTCCTCAAGCGGCGGGCGCGATTCAAGGAACCCATGCCGCTGGGCGTAAGCAACGCTGAACGGGATCTGGGACAAGCTGGTCCGTCCTTCGTCTACCACGCTGAAATCGCCGGTAGCATTCTGCCGATGCAACTGGTACTCACCAGGCGTTAGCACCCGCACCTGCTGCACTTCTTTCTCGCCGTAGATGCCGTCAGGTATCGTCACAATCTCTGACAGCCTGAGCTGCGTCAGGGCTTGCTTGCCTTCCTGTTGTTCAGTGCGCCAGCCAAGGATCTGCCGTGGCGTGTACGTCACCCAGTAAGGTCTACCCCCATCAGACGGTGCATCCACCAAAACACCAACGTGCCCATAACGGACCATCTTGCGGGCTGTTTCATAGGTCCAGACGTTGAGGTCATTGCCTTGCAGGTCAACGTCAAACAACTGCTCACGGATGATGTCGGCAGTGTCGTCAAGCCGCACGGGCTTACGGGTTAGCATCCCAGCCATCATGCGCTCAAGGCGCTGATAAAAGGGCGGCACCACGCTACGAGCTAGGCGATTGTCATAAGACTCGTCCAGCTCGCGTGGTTCCTGCGGCAGGTAACGGCGATGCTTTTTGCGCATTCCGTAAGTGCCCTGCAGTAGATCCTCTATCAATATCCAGTGAGGTTCCTGCGCGAACCATGCCGTGTTCGGATCGGTGACTTGGGTGACAGTCCGCTGAGCTAGCGGGCGGTCGTAAAAGTTGTATCCGCTATACACAGCTTGATACGCGCAGGCTTTGGCTCAGTTTAAGCAGCAGTAAGCGTTACGGACTTGCGACCAATTTTGATCTCAAATTCGTCGCCGGGCTTAAAACCCATCTCCTGCACGTAACCCTCACCGATGGAGAGCTTGCCGTTGAACTGCACCTTGGTCTTATAGGTCAGGCTACGACCGCGCTTGCCAGGCACGTTCATCTGCAGCCCCTTGGCTTCAAGGAGCGCCTCATAAAACTGGGTGAAGCATACCTTGTCATTTTTGACGTAACCACATTCACGAACGAGGTCTGATTTATTCAGATCGCTCAGCTCTTTTACTTTGTTGATGAGATCTTGACCGACGAGCATGAGTAGGCTCAAATGTGGACATTTGCGACCATAGCTTAAAAAGCCAATATCTGCAACCCAGCCGTCAATAAAGTCTGATGCCCGTTGACCGTCCAGCTCCTGCGTGCAGCGGATTGAACTCACGCCAGACCAAGTACCCCAAGGCGTCGTTCATGTGGTCAAAGCCTGCATCCTTGTCAGGCTCCCCCTTGTCTGTGTAGCACTGCAGCTCCAAGCACTCGGTCAGTCTCTTGCATTGCGGCGCGACCTGTAACCGGACTTGCCCTTTGCCGTTTTCCAGCAGAGCCTGAACAGCAGCCACCCGATCACGAACGGGAGGATTAGCCCTGGGTGATTGGTTGGACATGCCATAGGACTCAAGGATTGCAATGTCGGTCTGCGTTGCATTGGTGCTGCGATTGCCGCCGCTGGCGTCTGGGTAGATGTAAATACGGCGATCCGCGTATCGACGACGGATCTCGGCAGCCAGCGCGTCGGTGTCATGGGCGCCGGAGATCTCGTCGATGATCAGCAGGCCATTGCCAATGCGAACGCCGATCACTGCACTCATGTTGCCGACGTTGAAGTCAATGCCAATGCGGATTGGTTCGCGGTCAGTATCAGGCAGGTCAGGTTGTACGTGCTTGGTGCGGTCGAAGCGGTCATAAACCTGCCCGGTGGTGAGGTTGACGAACTCACCGTCTAAATATGCACGCAGCAAGCTGGGGTCGTAGTTGGCTTCAAGACGCTCAATAAAGTCGGGCGGCAGGTGGGGATTATCAGCGGTGCGCATCTTGATCAGATGCCGATCAGGTCTTGCCCTTGCGTCATCACTGCCAAAGGTATTCCACATCCAGCGGAAGCCCTCAGGTGTTGACGCTGCGCCAAACTGCCTGACGTTGCCGGAGCGTAAGCGACCAAGGATTTTAGGAAATGCCTTGTTGGCAATGCTTGGTGTGACGGTATCGATCTCATCAGCCAAGACCCAAGCGAGGTTTAAGCCGATGATGCGTGACCAGTTCTCAAATGATCGGCACAGGATTTTGGTATCACCGCCTGGCAGGTGCAGCATGTATTCAGGCAACGGTGACGCCCTGAAGGTATAAGGAATATCGTATGACTCAAGGAATTGCTCAAAGTCGTTCTGCCAGATGTCACGGATCAGTGGTCCGGTTGGCTCCATTACTAAACCGATGAAGCCTTGATTAGCAGCGGCAAGGGTTACAGCCTTGGCACATAGCGCACGGGTCTTTCCAGCGCCATAGCCAGCAGAGATGCCAAGAATCTGAGTGCTGCTGTCGTCTACGAAGGCAAGCTGCCCTGGGTGCAGGTCGTTACGGATGCGCGCAAGAAGCTCTGTGGTGTCCTGCTGCGTAGCTACATCCATGAAGCCCAGCAGTTTGCCGGGCTCACAG